TTACTGCGTTTAAGAAATAGAGCTGATATTTATTAATATAAAACAACAATTTATGACACTATTAGCACTTGCACCCCTCGCAGAATCGCTTGACATGTTTATTGCTCTTGCTATCTGCTACTTACCAATCATCCCGTTTTTAATCCTAGCCTACAAAGCTTCAAAATCTGGTAGCTTTCAAAAAGAATCTTTGGGATACCCAGGTGGAACTAAATGGGTTGAATCTAAAATAAACTTACCGTTTTTAAAGCAAGGATGGTTTAAGTTTGCCATCTTTTGGTTCGTTGTTGCGAGTATCTTCTTTTGGTTCTTCTTGTGGCCTGACCATCACGATGTTTGGTTTATAAACGAGTAATTTGTTCGTACTGTACACCATAGCTGCTGTTATCGCATCTGTGCTTATCGAAAGCTTCAGGATAACAATATCTTACGGCAAAGTACAGAACGTGTCCAAGCTCACGACAATCACTCTGGGAGCTATCCTATTCGCAGTGTGTGTGGCTCTAATATACACAGATTACTACTATACGCCGAGTCCAATAGAAGTTGGGTTATACGCTCTGTTTTACATTTGTGTTAGGGGTGTATTTTACGATCCGCTTTTAAACTTATGGACAGATAAGGAACTAGATTACGTTTCGACTAAAACCAATTCAGTGATAGATTGGATAGAGAGAGTAGGACTGAAGTGGGGGTTTTGGACAGAAAGACTCGTTTACCTATTGTTAGCCATTTTAACCGGATTACTGTATGCGACTATCTACGCTTAAACTAGCGCTTGCATTATTGCTATTTGTTAGCTGCAGAAAACAAACAGATACCACACCAGTAAACAAACAACCTGAGGTGTGTGACTTTCTAAACGGTAATTACAATACCGTAGCGAGGATGTCTAAAGAAGAGCAGGAGATAGCTTTTAGAAACGGTGTTGGAGGAAATCGTGACAGAGATAAAGACGGCATAGTAGACTCAAAAGACAACTGCCCAACAACATTCAATCAAGATCAACTAGACAGCGATAAAGACGGTGTAGGTGACGCTTGCGATGCAACACCCTTCCCTCCAGTTGTTGGAACAGGACCTTGGGTGATATTTTTAGATTTTGATGGAGAGATGGTGAATACAGGGTATTGGAACGGAGGAACTGCTTTTTATGCTACACCATCAGGACTCAGCCCCACAGAAATAAAGAATGTAACAGATAGTGTTAGAGTAGACTTTGCTCAGTTCAAAACAGTAAATATCACAACAGATTCTAACGTATATAAAGCAGCCTCAGTTCTAAGGAGGCAGAAGGTTATTATAACAGAATACAGAGAGTGGTACGGTAGTGCTGGTGGAGTGGCTTATTTAGATGGTATTAAGTGGGGATTGGACGTTCCATGTTTTGTGTTTAGTAAAGCACTACAATATAGTCAAAAATACATTCAAGAAGCTTGTTCACACGAAGTAGGCCACACAATGGGACTCTATCACCAAGCTGATTATGATGCTAATTGTAACTTTCTAAACGATTATAGCATATTTGGATCAGGAAATAAAACAGGAACAGTGTCTCCTATAATGGGTAATTCTTATTACAGACCTGGACTATGGTGGATAGGGCCAACATCATTTGGATGTAATAGTTTACAAAACGATAGTTTAATAATTAGAAATTTAGTAGGACTATGATAAGAATTAGATTTAAAAAACTCGATGATGAAATGCATTTTTGGGCAGGAATGATAGTATGGTTTTGCGTATTTGTTCTTGCTAATTTTGCATTTGAACAGTGGGCATCATCTGTTATAGGATTTATTGCAGCAGCAAGTATTGGTGTTGTAAAGGAAATATACGATGACAGAATAAAAGAAACAGTGTTTGATTGGAGGGATTTAAAATGGACAGTGATAGGAGCTAGTATTCCTGCTGTTTTATTTATCATATTTGATATAATTTATTATTTTTCAAAACCATGATAACCAAAGAAAACGTTATAGAGCAGCTAATGACAGACGAGCTCATAACCCAATCTTACGTCTACTCAAACAACAGCCAAAAATATTGGAAGATACAACAACCAATAACGGTTAAACTCAGCAACGATAAAATAATAAACGTACCAAAGGGTTTCTTGTACGATATGTCTACAGTACCAAAGTGGTTATGGTCGATAGTTAGACCTTTTAACGATGGGTTGTTTGGTTACTTGGTCCACGATAGGCTTTACGTCATAAGAGACCATAATATGACTAGATTGCAGTGCGATAAAGAGATGCTTTTTTGGACCAACTTGACAAATGATAATAAGTTCGACAACTACATTAGATACGCTTTCGTTAGATTGTTGGGTTGGCTGTGGTGGTACAAATTCGTCTGACCCAAAAGATTTAATGTATAACTTTCCTAGAATGTTGTATATTTATATTTGTAAATACATACATTAACAAAAAAACAATTTATGTTACTAACAATCATTGTAGCCGCGGCGCTCGTATCGGCGTTGGTTTATTTCAATCTAAGCAAAAAGAAAGCTAACACGGAGGAGGAAGAGCCTCTCGTAGAAGAAACAATTTTACCAGAACCTGTAGTTTATAGGGAAGAGGTAATGTCTACACCTATAAAAGAAGACATAGTGAAGGAGCTTCAAAAAGAGCTAGAAGAAGCTAAACCAAAGACAAACAAGACAAAAAAATCAGCTCCTAAAAAAACAACAGCTAAAAAAGTAAAAAATGGAAAATAAGTTAACGCAAACAGAGTTAGATAGACTCAAATTGATAAGAGAGGACGTTTTACAAGCAGTATCTGCATTGGGAGAACTGGAGTATCAGAAAACATTGATAGATGATCAAGTAAAGCAAGTAAAAGAGAACATATTAGAGATAAAAAAGAAAGAGACAGAATTGGTATCGGAGCTCAACGACAAGTACGGGATGGTTAGCATTAATTTAGAAACTGGTGAGTTCAGTAAATAAGTTTTGGAATAAAGTTACATATTTATTGATAGATAAAACCCATACACAATGAGCGAAGTGTTGATTTCACCAGGCGTTTTCTTACAAGAGAACGATCTATCACAAATAACCCAAGGCCCACTACAAACAGGAGCCACAATATTAGGTCCAACAGTAACAGGACCCGTTAACATTCCAACAAGAGTGACTTCTTATTCAGAATATAAAGCCATCTTCGGGGCAGCTTTTATTTCTGGTGGGTATAGTTACGAATATTTAACCAGCGTTGCAGCTTTAAATTACTTTGAGCAGGGAGGAGATTCTTTGTTGGTTACCAGAGTAGCCTCAGGATCTTATACTTCTGCTACGGCTTCTGTACTAAATTCAACTAATGCTGTTTCAGGTACTATAGCCACTGCTACCTTGAGTGTTAGTGGATTGAATGCATCGCAAACTGGATCTTACACGCCCTTTACAATAGTAGACAATAACAACAACTACATATACATTTTACCCGCTACCTTTGGCGTAGATTATAATGATTACAATGCGCAATTGGATTACGGTTACTTTAGTCCAAACGCAGGTAACGCTTACACTTTGGCACAATGGAGTTCTTCTTTAGCAACGTTCAATAATACGTACGCCGCATCTGAAACAAGAGTGACTATAACAGCTCAAGGAAATAACTTAATAGTTAGCGCTTCTGGCGCTGGTACATCTTTCAACGGATATAAATTTTATGTTGGCGGTTGGTTTGGAGCTACAACTGGATCTATGACGCTTTTGGGAACTTTATCAGGCGGTACAAACCCTGTTAACGACTACGCGTTTACTCTTGAAACTTTATCTACCGGTGTTACAATGAACAACGTTGGTGGAACAGTGACAAACGGAGCACTGCCTACCGGTTCTAGCGCAAACATAAGATGGGAAATAGCTTCAGTGGATTCAGGCTCAGGAACGTTTAGCCTTTTAGTAAGACGAGGAGACGATTACAATAACAACAAAACAATATTAGAAACTTGGACAGGTTTATCCCTGGATCCAAACCAAAATAACTACATAGGGTACGTTATAGGGGATCAATACCAAGTAGCTGTTGCAGACGAATTTGGAAATTACTACTTACAAACTTACGGTAGCTACCAAAACAAGAGCAAGTACGTGCGAGTTAAGTCTGTAAACACACCAACTCCCGGTTACTTCGACGCTACTGGTCAACCAAAATCAGAATACTTTACAAGTTTACCTTTGTTGGGATCTGGTTCAGTTAACGGTGCATTCGGTGGCGCAACAGGAGCTCTTTACGGTAGTTTTGGATTAGCTTCTTTGAATCTTTATGAGAGCATACCAACAACCACCACTGATACGAATTCAAACAACATTCAGGGTCTATTAAGATCTAACTATAACGTAGCTTTAAGCTTATTAGGAAATAAAGACGCTTATAGATTCGATACAATATTCGCGCCTGGTTTAACAAGCCAAAACGCTCCAAGTCAAATCAATAGTTTGTTGACTTTGGCACAAGAGCGTGGAGATTGTATAGCCGTAATAGACACAGTTGGATACGCTCAAAACCTATCCCAAGCGACAAACGAAGCGTCCAACTACGATAACTCTTACGGAGCTACTTACTGGCCATGGTTGCAAGTTAGAAGCAGAGAGACAGGCAAAATAAACTTTGTACCAGCTTCTACTTTGATCCCTGCTATATACGAATACAACGATAAGATAGCCGCAGAATGGTTTGCTCCCGCAGGTTTAAATAGAGGAGGAATGGGAACAGTGTTACAGCCGGAAAGAAAGCTTAGCAACAGCGACAGAAACGCTTTGTATCAAGGCCGTGTTAACCCGATCGCTAACTTCCCTGGAATAGGAACGGTTGTATACGGTCAGAAGACGTTACAGTCAAAAGCGTCAGCTACGGATCGTGTGAACGTTAGAAGAATGTTGATAGAGCTTAAGAGCTATATCGGTCAGATAGGAGAAACTTTGGTATTCGAGCCAAACACTCAAGCTACAAGAAACAGATTCTTGAACCAAGTTAACCCGTATTTGGAAACAGTTCAACAGCGCCAGGGTCTATACGCTTTCCAAGTGATAATGGACGAAACGAACAACACTCCTGACGTTATAGACAGAAACCAATTGATCGGTAGCATATACTTACAGCCGACAAGAGCAGCTGAATTCATATACTTGAACTTTAACATCACCCAAACCGGTGCTAATTTTAGTTAAAAATAAATAAAAGTTTGGCAGTAGTATATCAACATAGGAGATTAGATAAAAACGAAGTATTTTACATAGGAATAGGTACTACAAAAGCTAGAGCCTATCGTAAAACAGATAGAAATAGCCACTGGAGATCTATAGTTAGTAAGACAGAATACGAAGTTGACATACTTATAGATGGGTGTTCTTGGGAAGATGCTTGTGAAGTGGAGAGAGGCTTAATAGAAGCTTATGGTAGATACGATTTATCAATGGGACCTTTGGTAAATCAAACGGACGGAGGAGAGGGAAATACTAAATTGTCTCCAGAAAAGAATAAAATAAAAGGAGCTAAAATTAGTCAGAGAAAGCTTGGAAAAGCAAACATGGAATTGAGAGGCAGAACGCTATCTGAAGACCACAAACAGAATTTGCGTTTAGCGAATATAGGCAAAAAATATTCTAAAGACGTAAATAAAAGAAAAGGAAGATCTGAAGAACAATCAGGGGAAAGAAACCCAATGTTTGGAAAAATGTACATAAATAACGGTATAGAAAATAGCACAATAAAAAAAGGCGAAATCATACCAAACGGTTGGACTAAAGGTAGATTGATTACTTGGAAAAACAAAAAATAAATGAAACACATCAGCGACGATACATTGATAGAGATTAGAGTGCCAAAAGCCCTTTACGAGAGCATAAAGAAAGAATTGCAGAAGAAAAAAGGAGCTAAGGACGAAAAGAAGAAAGACAAGGTTGCGAAAGATAAAAAAGATAAATAAGCATATTTATACAAAATAAAAACACAGTAAGATGCCAATATTGGATAGCAACGAAATAATGTTTACATCATTCGAACCAACGGTACAGAACCGGTTCGTATTCTTCGTAG